CTCTGTCTACTTGAATACCTGCATTTTCTGAAGGGGTTCCAGAAGTGCCGTCATTCAATACAATAATATTATCTTCAACTGCTAAAGTTTCTGTACTTACAGTAGTTTGTGTACCATTAATTTGTAAGTCGCCTGTAACAACAACTGTACCTGCTTGAGTACCTGTGTCAAGTGTAATAGTATTTCCACTTGATACTCTTGCTACATAGTTACCGGTATTTACATTTAAAATTTTTGACATTTATAATTCCTTAAAGTAATGGGGGTAATTAAATACCCCCAAAAACATTTATGCGTCTTCTGTTAGATCGTCATCATCTGTACCAACTAATGTGTTATCATCGCCAGCTTCTTCCATTCTAACAATTCCTGATGCCGCGGCACCTGTTAGAGCAAATTTTAATGATTGTCCGTCTAGTGCGTTAGATCCAGTAGCACTTGGCTTTGCTAAAACAACTTTACGTCCTGTAATTTTTGCAACACCATATGTTTCTGAGTCAGCACCTTGTACTGAAATTGACATTTCACCTGCACTTAAAGCCGCTGGTAATTTACCAGTTGCTAGAGTACAATCAAATGTACCGGGTGTTTCAATTTCTTCAACACGGAATTTTTTTGATCCAAGTTGCTTGACAATGTAACCTTCTTTAACTGCCGAGCCGTTATGAAAGTTTACTTTGATTTCTGTTCCGCCTGCTGTTGGGCCTGTGCCTGCAACTGCAAAAAGTCTTTTGTTTAGTGGTCTTCCCATTTTTTTCTCCTATATAAGTAGTCCAATGCCCGTTCTATGAGCTACGCTGTGGGTACAGCATAAGTCCGCCTCGCGGCACACTATCGACACAAGTATTTATCATTCCTAATGTGATTAATAAAAAATCGAATGTGATCAAAGTGGTTTGCTAGTGTTTCAAATAATTCAACATTTAAGTTATGCGTACATCTGTTATAACTTATTTTACCAATACTTGAATAGTAATCAACATTAATACCGTATTCAGGAAATATACCTGTTACAAATAGACATGTATCACCTAGTGTTTTTGCATCTCTTGAGTGTTTTAACTCTAGCATAGATTCTGCAAATGTTTTTGTAGGGAGGAAATCAGATTTGTCAACATGCGAAGCAAGCAACAAAACAACATAGTGTTCGATGTACTCTGGCATTTCAATGCCTGTTCTATCTCGTGTCTCTAGTACAACATCATAGAACGCTGAGGTGTACTCGTCCTTCATACTAATATTTAGTCAAAAAAATAGGCCCTCGAAAGGACCTATTTTAATTTTATTTCTACTAAGAGACTTAGCTGAAGCTTACGTTGGCAATAGAAACTTTGCCTAAGTAGTCAGCCGCGTTACCTAGTGAAGAAGCAACGTTTGATAACTCAACATAACCGTAGCGTGTCATAAATGATACTACTGGCTCAAATGTTGATGGATCAAGTACAACGCCACTTGACATTAATGGAATATAAGGAGCGTAGAACGCTGGTGCGTCTGATTCGCTTGATCCTTTGTATCCAACTAATACGTCAGTAGAGTCGCCTGCATATGCGTCAACGTATACTTTCATTGCACCGTTCAAAGTACCAACCATTTTAGTGTTTGTTGGAGCTTCAAAAGTACCTTCAGTTGTACGTGCAAATGCACTTGTTGTTGCAGACTGTAGGATAGTTAATGCAAATGGGCTAACCACTGCATAGTTACCTGCGCCACGACGTGTTCTTGCCGCGATATCGTTAGCAACTTTGTTGATCATAACAGCTAATGCCGCATGCTCGTCGCCTACGAATGTTGCAGTTCCTGAAACGCCGTTTTGATCATATGCTTGGCTAGCTGTACCAGCTAGTGAACGCAATGATGCAAGGATCTCTTGATCGATCTCAGCAGTAATTTCTTGGGCTAATGCCGCCATTACTTCTGCTTCGATATCGATGCCTTGTTGTGCTTGAGCGTCTTGAGCCGCTTCAAAAGTCCAGCGAGCTGATAGCTTTCTGGTTTTTGCTTCGACTGTCTGCTTTAAGATTTGGATTGACAATCTCTTGCCTGCTGTACCTTCTAAAGTAGCGGTAGCATCTGCTTTATCAGTTGCACCTCCACCTGAGTAGCCAACACCAATCTTAAATGGTGATAGAGCTTCTTCGCCTGCAGTCACATCATCTAATGTGTCTGAGTATCTAACTCTTAATGTGTGGATTTGACCCACTGGACCTGTCATTGGCTGTACACCGACTAATTCGTTGGCGATAACAGTTGGCATAACACGTCTGATTACTGGTAGGATAACTCTGTTAAGAGTTGCAACATTTCCTGCTGAAGATGCACCTGCTGTAGCTGATTCTGCCAAATACCTTTTGGTATTTTCCAGAGTCACGCCCATCACGGCTTTCTTATTGCCTTCTAGGCCTTCAAGAAGTGCAGTCTTTGTATCCTGCCAGCGACTTTCTAATAGTTCTGACATTTTTTTCTCCTTATTTCAATCCTGCAAGTCTTCTAATATCAACTACGTTATCCGTAGCTGACGGGCTTGCATCTATGTCATTGGTTTGTTTATTGCCTGTAATGTGTGTGCCTTCAGTAAGTGTTGCCTTGGTTTTCTTAGCTGGAGTGTTCCCTGCGATAACGCTTGGCATGTACTTATCAAAAGACTTATTAAGTTTTTCAGTTTGTACAGATTCCAGTAAGTCAGCCATGATTTCTCTTTGACCTTGGTTAAGAGGTGAAAGGAGCTCATTCATAACTTCTTTTCGTTTAGCAGTATCTTTAGCAATTTTTATCTCAGTATTCTTACTCTCTACTAAGGTAACTGCTTTGCCTGCTATTTTTTTAGCTTCAGCTAATTGTTTATCTTTCAACGTAACTACTTTTAATAGTTTTGCTGTTTCGGACTTCTCATTAAGATAGCTGTTAGTATATTCTGATGCAAAAGATTCAAAAATCTTACGTCCAAAATCATTCTTACGTGCTGTATCAATGTCTTCCTTCAATTGAGTCATTTCTTTATTAAGACCTTTCTCAACTGTTTCAGCAACAATTTTTGTTGCGTCTGTGATAAACTTGGATTTAACTTTAGCTAGATGTGTTTTGGCTTCGCGTACTAAGCGTACTTTTGTCTCAGCCAAGTCTTTTTTATCTTCATAAAACTCTGCGATTTCTTTAGATAGTGAATCAACAACAAAATTCTCAAGTTTGGAAAACTTTCCTGCCATAGCTTTTTGATCTTCATGTAATTCGCCGATCTCTTTGCCTAACTGCCCAACAACAAATTGTTTCATTAGTTCTGCGTTTTCACGCATCGCTACTGCATACTTTGCTCTTGCTTCGGCTAGTTTTTGACGATCATCTGCGAACTCATTAAGTTCTTCTGCAAGTTTTTCTTCTAACATAGTATCAATAGCTTCCACCATTGTTGCTTTGTCATGCTCGTACTTTTGAGCGAATTCCTCGCGAAGCTCAGCTGTGGCGCTCAAACGATTCTCTTGAATCCTTTGTTCCCATGCTTGTTCGATTTCTGCTCTGATATCTTCGGAAATTGCATTATTTTCAAAGAGTGCTTTCAGTGCATCTAACATTATTTTCTCCTTGTTAGCGGAGACCGTTGATAATGTTCACCAACGATTCCTTTAAGTATTTCTGTGCCTTTTCGTCGCCATTAAGTTCGCGAGCCATATTCATTGCCTGATAGCCACCACGGCTATTTAATAAGTGTTCGTAAATGGGAGTCGGATACGCTCCCGGAGCACTTGGTTGAGCAACTGCGTCAACAGTAATAATTTCAAACTCGCTGACTTGGCCGCTACCATCTTCTTTAACATTTCCAGATCCCCTAGATGAGACACCAATTTTGACGCCGTTATTAATCATTGTCTGAACTAGTTGTCCCATCGGGGTTGGAATTACTTTAAGTTTTCCGTAACCGTTTGGGCCATCCATCCACATTTCTGTGATCATATGGCTTACACGATCTAAATTAATATTAAGTCCTTCAGGATGATCAACTTCACCTAGTACACTATATCCACCTTTAATCTGATCGTTGAGCGTGTTGACAGCTCTACCAATTTCAGTTACAGGATATACACGCTGGTTAGCGTTTCTAACACCACCTTGTATGCAGATACCTTTAAGATAAAGGTCTTTTTCACCTTTGTCGTTTTCAGTAGTCTCGACGACCATCTTTGCTTGGTCGAATGATAGTGTTTCAGTTAAGTTTAACATCTAGTTTTCCTTAATCTCAATTAAGAACCAATAGTACTTTTACTATTTGTTCCAGTTTCGCCTGCGCCTTTTTTCTCTGCGCCATGGCCCTTTGTGCCAGCCATTTTGGTAGCACCTTTAGCACCTGGAACGTTAACATTTCCTGCATTTTCTTCTTTTGCATTAATGTCTGCTAAGCCAGCATGATCGCCACCTTTAGCTTCGCCACCGGATACTAAGTTTGATGCAGTTCCGCCCATGTCGTTTTTACTTGCAACGGATGACTTAGTGTTTACACCATTGTCGCCCATTTTAGCCGGAGCTACTTTTTCAACATATTCACGCATCTGCTCTGTAGCTGTTT